CAGCAGGCGGTGCAGCTTTCTGGTGCTGGTAAGGATGTCGTCGAGGATATCGTTCATAGCGATTGCTCTTGTGAAGGGGGAAGGGGTAGGCTGCGGCGATTTCCTTTGGAACGGGAGATCAAGGCGCCCTCGGCTTCGCCTCAAGGTCCGAGGACTTTGAACGGCCGCTTAGGGATCCCCGGGCGGCCGTTCGGTCTTTAGGTATTCAGGGCGCTGTCAATGCCAATGCGGCTGACCAGCGTCAGGTTCGGCGCGATCACACGCATGATGTCGTCGAGGCCGGCAACGGCTTCGGCCTCGGTTGAGGCCTGCCGAATGACGGCCGGGTTGACGCCGTGGGCGTCCCAGGTGTGGGCGTCCCACACGATCCACTCGACCGCGCCGAAGCGCGTGTGAACCGGCGCCACCGCATAGCGGTGGTACTCGCCAAAGAGCCGCTTGGGAGCGGCGAGTTGACCCTTGCGGGTCGGGTCGTTGCGAAGAGCCATTGAAGACCTCCCGAAAAAAACGCTGCCGCCCCCCTCGCTTTTCATCGGTGTGCTCCGGTTTCTGTACCGCGCACGATACGAAAAAATTTCGTCTCCGTCCACTGGGAAACAACCTTAACGAGTGGGATAATTGCACAAGCTCACCGGCGGCACGTTGTTCAGCGGCATCGGCGCGCCCGAAGCCGCAGCACCCAAGATCGACTGGCGCTGGTGCGCCGAAATCGACCCGTTCGCGTCAGCCGTGCTGGCCGAGCGCTTTCCCCACCTTCTCAACCTTGGTGATGTCAGAAAAATCAAACCTGCCGCCATTGAGCCGGTCGACCTCGTCGTCTTCGGCTCGCCCTGCCAATCGTTCTCGGTCGCCGGCAAGCGCCAAGGCCTGGATGACCCGCGTGGCAACCTGGCCTTTGTCGCCCTCGGCCTTATTGGCCGAATTCGACCCCGCTGGGTTGTCTTCGAAAACGTCCCCGGTCTGTTGTCGTCGGGAGCGGGGCGCGACTTTGGCGCCATCCTCGGGGCGCTGGCAAAATGCGGGTATGGGTTCGCCTACCGAATTCTGGACGCTCAGTTCTTCGGAGTGCCCCAGCGCCGCCGACGCCTGTTCATTGTCGGATGTCTTGGAGACTGGCGAGCTGCCGCAGCGGTTCTATTTGAGCGCCAAAGCCTGCGCCGGGATCCTGCGCCGCGCCGAGACGCGAGGCAAGACATTGCCGGAAACCTTGCGGCTGTGCCTCTTCGCGCAAGCGGCAGCAGCACCACGCACGGTGGCGGCATCGGCCGCGCCGGCGATCCGGCGATGAGCCTCGACCAGGACGGCTCGCCGGCGATCGCCTACGCTCTGCGAACGGCCAACACTGGCGCAAACGGGCAGGCAATCGCCTTCGATACGACGCAGATCACGCACCCCGAGAACCGCAGCCAGCCAAAACCCGGTGGCCCATGCCATCCCTTGGCGGCCGCAGGTCACGCGCCGGCAATCGCGTTTGAGAGCCGCTTTGTCCGCAACGGCTGCGGCGCGCCGCTGAAGGCGCAGTCGGGACTCTCGGGCAAGGGCGATGCCGCCCCTCTGGTGTTCAAGGCGTCGCATTTCACGCGCGGCAAGGATGGCGCACCAGCTGTCGTGACGCCGCTGTCGGCCGACGCCGACAAGGGCGACCAGGATCTGCTGCTTGCCTTTGGCGGCAACCGGCAATCGAGACCGCTCAACGTCGCCCCGCCGCTCAGCGGCGGTCATGGCGGCGGCTGCGTCCACCAATACCGACAAAAGGGCAATGAAGACGCCGTGGTCGCCGATCCACTGTCGGTAGCGCCCCCGCGGCGGCTGACGCCGCGCGAGTGCGAGCGGCTGCAGGGACTGCCTGCCGACTGGACGGCGATCGAATTCCGCGGCAAGCCGGCCGCCGATGGACCGCGTTACCGCGCCATCGGCAACAGCATGGCCGCGCCGGTCATGCGATGGATCCTCGACCGCATTCGCGGTTGTGCGCGTTAGGCGTCCGGCTCGATCGCGCCGGTGTCATGTCGACCGCTCTTCAACGGCGCGCACGCGTGCAGCGGTGCGCTGCTGCTGGCGGTTCATCGCCCGCAATTCAGCGCGGATTTCGCGCATCTCACTGCGCACTCCCGCTAGGCCGGTGTCGAGCCGCTCTTCGAGCCGGTCAAAGCTGGCGTCGTGCCGGCGGGCGATTTCGCTCAGCACATCGACATCGTCGCGCAGCGTGCGCAACTCCGATAGCACGCGCTGTAGCTGCCCAGCGATAAAATCAAGGGTGACGGGATGGTCCTGTGGGCTCACTGGTTGACCTCGACCGAATGTTCAGCGGCGGCCCGGAGAACCTCGCGCACGCGGTGCAGAACCTCTGGGTTCATGTCTCCGCTCGTGCACTCGGGGTGTAGTGCTGCCAGCGCCGCAAAGGCGGCGTCGACCATGGCGTCGACATCCGTCTCGTGCACCGGGTCTTGCGACACCTCGGTCATCGGCCTCATCGTGAAATCGCCAGCTTGCGGTGAGGTCTCCCCGGTCTGCTTGTCGCAGTAGCCCTCGCGGACTGCGAAGTCGTAGAGGTCGAGTTCAAGCGCGGCGAGGTCCTCGCTGACCCTCTCATAGTTGCCGATGATCAGGAGATATTGGCGCGCGCCATTCGTCGAGGTCGGCGGATGACAGGCGATCTCCTCGATGTAAAGGCCGCCGCGATAGCCGTCCTTGTCGGGTTCGCCGCAGCAGTAGAGAAAGCCCTTGCCCGGCGGGCCTTTGACCGGCCAACGGGCGTCGGCGAGTGCCTGACCGAGATCGGCGCATGGCGTGCGGGTGCGCTGAAACTCCTCAAATCCAAGAACGCGGTCTGTCGTTTTCATCGGTGTGCTCCGGTTTCTGATGCCGCGCATCATACGAAAAAATTTCGTCTCCGTCCACTGGTATAGATGGTAAACGCGGCGTGTTAGCACGAAAATATTGCGTCCCGGCGGATGACCGGCTATTCTTCGCGGCGGCATGCAACGTGCGCAGCAGCAGCTGACCTTTTTTGAGTGGCGCGAGCGCCTCGGTCTGACACAGCGTGAGGCCGGCACGGCGTTGGATCGCACGTGGCGGTGTGTACAGAATTACGAGAGGCCCGGCGTCGAGATCCCGCACGTCGTCAGGCTGGCGATGCTCTACTTGCTCGAGCACCCAGAAGCGATCGATCGAACTCGCTTTCTCTGAGAACGACAGCCGGCGCCCGGAAGACCGTCGGCTTTTTTGTTTCAACAACTTATGCAGTGCCAATGCCTCGACGTGCCTTTGAGCCGACCGCCGAGCAGAGCGAGAACGTCGAGCTCTTGATCGGTTTTGGCATCCCGGAAACCGACATTTGCCGCATCATCAAAAACCCTGAGAGCGGCAAGGCGATCGACCCCAAGACATTGCGCAAGTATTTCAAGGAAGAGATCGCCGCGGGTGCGACCCAACTGAAGTTGCTGGCCGGTAAAAGGATCGCCGCGACCATGCTCGGACGCGATGGCGGCATTAAAGACCCGCGGACAGAAGCAACGCTGCTGATCTTCTTTGCCAAAACCCGCATGGGCCTGCGCGAGGTCAGCATCCATGCGCACACCGGGCTCGCGGGCGGGGACCCAATCGAAATCAGACATGCCGAAGACGATCTCGATCGCAAAATCGATCGCCTACTCGCCGCCAGCGCTGCGCAAGCAATTCCTCCACAAACTGAGTGATGTCCAACGCCAACTTCTGGCGCGCCGGTGGAAATATTGGGCGCGTGAAGAACAGCTGCCGCCGCCTGGCGAGTGGCGTACTTGGCTGCTGTTGGCCGGTCGCGGCTTTGGCAAAACCCGCACCGGCGCTGAGTACATCCACGATCGAGTCAATCGCCACGGCCACCGGCGCATCGCGCTGGTCGCGGCAACCGCGGCCGATGCCCGTGACGTCATGGTGGAGGGTGAAAGCGGTCTGCTCGCCGTCGGTCACGAAACCGAGCGGCCGGTTTACGAGCCGTCAAAGCGGCGACTGACCTGGCCCAACGGCGCGATCGCCACGACCTACAGCGCCGACGAGCCGGAGCGCCTGCGCGGTCCGCAGCACGACCTCGCCTGGTGCGACGAGATCGCCACCTGGCGCTATCCCGAGGCCTGGGACATGCTGATGTTCGGGCTTCGTCTCGGCAATGATCCGCGCGTCGTCGTCACCACGACACCAAAGCCCGTCAAGATCATCCGCGAGCTGCTGGCCGACCCGACAACGGTCGTGGTCCGCGGCTCGACTTACGCCAACCGGGACAATCTAGCACCAGCCTTTCTGCAACAGATCATCAGCAAGTACGAGGGCACGCGATTGGGCCGTCAGGAACTAGATGCCGAGGTCCTCGACGATGTCCCCGGCGCCTTATGGAACCGCGCGCGCCTCGAGGAGCTGCGCTGGCCCGCCTATAGGAGCGTGCCCGAGCTCGTCCGCATTGTCGTGGCGATCGACCCGGCGGTGACCTCGGGCGAGGATTCCGACGAGACCGGCATCATCGTCGCCGGCAAGGACGCCGAGGGGCACGGCTATGTGCTCGACGACAGTTCCGGCCGCTACACGCCGATCGAGTGGGCCAACACGGCCATTGGTTTGTACCGCAAGCACAAGGCCGACCGCATCGTCGCCGAGGTCAATAACGGCGGCGACATGGTCGAAGCCACGCTGCGCATGGTCGACAAGAATATCTCGTTCAAGGCCGTGCATGCCTCGCGCGGCAAGGTGATGCGCGCCGAGCCAGTGGCCGCACTCTACGAGCAGGGCCGCATGCACCACGTCGGCACCTTCCCGACGCTCGAAGACCAGATGTGCGCCTTCACGATCGATTTGGACCGCGTCGCGCTCGGCTATTCGCCCGACCGCGTCGACGCGCTGGTGTGGGCCTTTAGCGATCTGCTCGTCGCACCAATGCCCGGCGAGGGAATTTTCGAACTGTACCGGCAACAGGCGAAACGCGAAGCGCAACAGCGCGAGCAGGCGCGGCCGGCGCCAGTGCCGCAGCCAGGATCGGTGGAGTGGTTCAACATGATCAACAGCCGCAATACCGAGACCTGACATGCCGCGCGGTGGAACCCAGACCTCGCTTGTCGGCATGGTCAACACACTGATGGCGCCATTCCGCGGTCGCGGCAAAGGCGCGCCGGTCTCGAGCTACGCCTGGAGCCAAGGCGGTGGTGCTGCTGGCAGCCCCCGTCCGGTGACCAATGGCGACATCAACCAGTTCGCGCCGGTCTTTCAGCCATCGGGCGGATTGTTTGCACCGGGTTATCCACTGGTGCCGGTCGATTACGAGCGCACCCGCCGTTACAACTTTCCGGTCGGCATCAATTACATCTATACGCCACGCTCGTTTGAGCCGATCGGCTTTCCCGAGCTCAAGTGGTTGGCCAATGACGACATCACCCGGCTTTGCATCGAGACGCGCAAGGACCAGGTCGAGAAGCTTGGTTGGGCCATCAAGCAGCGCGACGAAGACGCGGCAAAGAAGGCCGGCACCGACAAGCGCATCCAGCAGCTGACCGCGTTCTGGCAATACCCGGATGGGATCACGCCATTCGCCACCTGGCTGCGCGAATTGACCGATCAGGTGCTGGTCACCGATGCACCGGCGATCGAGCCGCGGCTCAACCGCGGTGGTGACATCATCGGCCTCGACATCATTGATGGCGCCACGATCAAGGTTTTGATCGATGACACCGGCCGGCGGCCGCGGCCGCCAGCGCCGGCCTTCGAGCAGATCATCCACGGGCGGCCATGGGTGCTGCTTGAGGACGGGACCCGCACCAATACCGAAGAAGGCGAGGTCTTCAACCAGTTTACCGATCAACAGCTGATCTACTTCCCGCGCAATCCGCGCGCCGATCACCTCTACGGCTTCTGCTACACTCCCGATATGGAGGTATTGACCCGCCGCGGCTGGCTGAAGATTTCAGCGGTGACGCTGGCGGACGAGGTCGCCACTCGCAATATGGCGACCAAAGCATTCGAATGGCAGCGGCCGACGCATCTTATCGCGAAGCCCCACGATGGGCCGATCTACCGCTTCCATTCGCGCGCGGTCGATCTGCAGGTGACACCCGAGCACCGCATGCTGGTGACGTCGCTGCCGCGAGCGCTCGGCGGTGGCAAGGGCGATCGCAATGGCCAGCGCGGTGGAATTGCCGGCGAGGCAATTGTCTCAGCCGGAGATCTTGCCGCACATCTCAATCGCGCAATCAAGATCCCGATGACCTCGCAGTGGCAAGGTGTCGAGGTCGGCGAAAAGCGTTTTGCGATTGCCGAGCCACGCGCAATGGTTGCCGTGTTGCGGCACTACGCTGACGGTACGACGAGGCCACTTGAGTATCTGCACCACCGTGGCGGCGAAAAGCCGGTTGTGATCAGCGGCGACGACTACTGCGCGTTGCTGGGTGCCTATCTCGCTGAGGGGAACGTTAGAGCACAAGGCGGCATCGAAATTTCGCAGCACCCAGGGTCAAGGGGCTACGTAGCCTATTCTCGGTTGGCGGCGCGAGTATTGCGCGGGCCGGCGCAACATGATGGCCGCGCGTTCGTGTTTCCACGGTACTGCCTGACCCAGCACTTTCGACAGTTCGGCCTCGCGCACGAGAAGTTCGTGCCGACTGAGATCATGGATGCAACGCCGCGGCAGATCCGGCTGTTCTGGGATCATTTCGTGCTCGGCGACGGTTGCCTGGAAGCTCGGCCCAATAAGAGCGGCAGAGGTAACAGAGCCGGACAGCCCGCCACTCGGATTACGACGACTTCTTGCCGCCTTGCCGATCAGCTCGTCGAACTGGCGCAGAAATTAGGGTGGTCGGCTTCGGTGAGACACCGCCGCACGGCGGGCAAGGCGATGATCTGCGGACGTCCCGCGAATGTGCGCGACAGTTATGTCGTGTCGGTGCGGTATTCCTCGGCGATGTCGGTGCGGGCATCGCAAAGCTGGTACAGCGGCACGGTTCATTGCGTGACGGTCCCCAACGGCATCGTCTATGTCCGCCGCAATGGCAAACCGGCGTGGTGCGGCAACAGCCCGGTGGAGCAGATCGTGCTGACGATCAACACCAGCATCCGCCGCGGCGTGATGCAGCTGCAGCACTTCACCGTCGGCAACATCCCCGCCGGCATGGTCAATGCGCCGGACGGCTGGACCGGTGAGCAGATCGCGCAGTTCCAGGATTGGTTCGATTCCAAACTGGCCGGCAACACCGCCGAGCGCACCAAGCTCTTATGGGGACCCGAGGGCGCCAAGTACCAGTCGATCAAGGAACCGCCCTTAAAGGACGATTACGACGAATGGCGCGCGCGGGTCATCTGCTTTGCGTTTTCGCTGCCGCCCACCGCGTTCACCCGCCAGGTCAACCGAGCGACCGCCGAGACCGCGCAGGAAGCCGCGCTGGAAGAGGGCCTCGCACCCCTGATGGGCTGGGTCAAGCGGCTCGTTGATCATGTGATCCAGCGCCGCATGGGCCACCCGGATCTCGAGTTTGCTTGGAGCGATATTAAGCCGATCGATCCGACCGACCAGGCCAACATGCTGGTCAATCTGACCGCCGGCGGCATCTACACGCTCAACGAGGCGCGCGACCAGCTCGGCATGGACCCGGTCGAAGGCGGCGACGAGGTCCTGTTCAAGACCGGCACCGGTCCGGTGACGCTCGACTCGATCCTCAACCCGCCCGAGCCGATCATGCCGATGCTGCCGCCACCGCGCGGCGCGCCGGGTCAAAATGGGCAAAACGTTCAACCCGGGGGACCAGGAAAACCGCCAACTTCGAGCACGCAGCAGGGTAAAAAGCCGAGCCCGCCGGCGGCCGCCAACCCCGGCCAAAAATCGCCGGAAAAATCGCCGCCGGCGACAAACGGCAAAAACCGGCAGAAACCGCCGAAGCCCGAGGGCGGCGCCGAAGCCGGCGGAGCAGGTGGTAAACCGAACGGCAAACAACGCGCCGGCACAAAGAAAATCGCCGACCAGGACGGGGTAGGCAAAGTCGCCGACGACCCTCTTCGCCAAGCGGCGGGAGAGCCGCCGCAACATCGCCCTGCTGGACCAGACCAAGACCCGATTGCAGAGGAGGCTCGAGCACTTCTTCGCCGGGCGGGCGCAGTACGTGGCCAAGCAACTGGCGCAGGAGCTGCGGCTGGAGGGCTGGGAGAAGCTGTAGACCTGCCGCCGCCGTGGCGCTTGATCAGCGGCATCGTTAGCAAAGCCGGCGACACGATCAGCCAGGACGAGGCGGACTACGTCCCGCACCCGGTCGATGGCGAGGCCTCCCGCTGCACCTTAGTGCGCGGCGAGATCTCGCCCAATGGCCACTGCCGGTTCTTCGAAGACGCCGCTGCGAAGACCAGTGGCCATGTTGCCCCAGAGAACGCGGAGCCGCCCGAGCTGCCGCTGGCCCCCGACGTCACGGAGGCAGACGTTCAGCACATAGCCTGGCAGCTGATTCGTGACGCCATGGCACGGGGCGAGCTGCCGAAAACTGAAACCCGCACTGTACCGATGGCTGATCTCGTCGCGACCCAACGCGTGGTCGACGACAAGCGGGTCGAGGACGACGCGGCCGATTTTCGTCAGCACGGGCAAGGCGACGAGACGCCGTTCGTCATTGAGCGCCAGGGCAAATACTACATCCTCGCCGGCCATCACCACGCCGAGGGGGCGCTCGAGGACGGTGCCACCGAGATGCGGGTCCAGGTATTGACCGGCAAGCCAAGCGAGTAAGCCGACCAGGGCGCCGCCGATCAGCCAGACCAAGATCTTTGTCCATGACCATGCGAGGCTAGCGATGCGCAAATTGGCCCGCAGTCTCGACCGCGCCGCCGGCGAGCTCAACCCTTACCTGCTGATGGGCGCGCTCGGCCTCGCCGTCCTCGACCTGCTGGTGCTGCTCGTCAAGACCATGCCGCCGGTAACCGCAGTTTACCCGCAGTAAGGACGCGCAATGACCGACATCGTCATCGTCAACCGCTGCACGGTTCTCACCGATGCGGAGATCAAGGCCTGCATCCCGGCCTTTCAAGCGCAGGTCCTCGAGGATTTTGCACCGCACTGGCAGTTCAGCGCGACGCTGCACTTCGCCGGTCTTCGCGCTGCGGTGCCGAGTTCCGCCGGCTGGCCGCTCTACATCCTCGACACCACCGATGTGCCCGGCGCTGGCGGCTACCACGACGACGACACCGGCACACCCGAGGGCAAGGTCTTTGCCGCGGACGCCATGCAATATGGCGAGGCGTGGACGATCGACTTGACGCACGAGCTCCTCGAGATGCTCGCCGATTCCGACGCCAACACGATCCTGCCGCTGCCGGCTCCCTACAGTGAATATCACTGCCTGCAGGAAGTCTGCGACGCGGTCGAGGCCGACCGCAATGGCTATGCGAAACACCGCTGGCCGACGGTGCGGCTCACCGATTTCTGCTACCCGGCTTACTTCACCGGCGGGCCTGGCCCCTATGACGCAATGCGCCGCCTGAGAGCGCCGGCGCCGGCGTTGCTGTCGGGCGGCTACCTCGGGATCGAGTTGCCCGACGGCCAATGGACACAGATCACCAAGCCCGACGAGCTCGGCCGCGTGTCGCGACGCTCGCACCGGATGCAAAGTCGGATTGGGCGAAGGCTGGCGAAAGTATGACCAGTCGCCGCGCCATCGACACACTCAAGACGATGGAGCGGCGCGGCTCGATCACTGCCGAGATGCGCCGCGCCGGCGACATCTTCCGCAACTATTTCCGCTTAGCGCAACTCGATCCGCTGCGCGCCAGCGACATGACCAGATTACCCTCCCGCGGCAGTCCCGCGCCTTCCAGCCGCGGCACCGGGATCGAGGCAGCGCGCGAGCGGGTGTGGGGTGCCATCCTGGCCGTCGGCGGCATCGGCTCACCCGGCGGCTCCGTCCTGTGGCACGTCGTCGGCTGGGAGCGCTCGGTCAAGGAATGGGCGCTCGAGCAGGGCTGGAGCGGCCACCGGGTCAGCCAGGAAGCCGCCTCGGGGATCCTGATCGCGGCCCTCGGCATCCTCGAGCAGCACTTTCGATAGCTATGATCCGCCGCCGGCCGCTGCGTGACGAGGTCGTGCTGACCGGGCTCGACCCCTATCCGGCGATCGACTCGGTGCGCAACATGATGGGCTACGACCACTGCCCGCCGCCGGTGCGCCAGCGTATCGCCAATAATCCGCACCCGATGGTCTTCATCCAGGACCCCTGGGGTCAGACGATCCTCGTCGAGATCCGGCAGACCTGAGCGGCAGATAGCGTCCGGCGCCGAGCTTGCGGATCTCGTTGCCTCTGGCGAGGTTCGCCATCAGCGTCTGGACCTGCGGATAGTCGATGTATTGGTCAGGCTTCTTCAGCTTGTCGATGATCTGTGTCGGACCGACCCCTTCGGAATGATCCGTCGATAACGAGCGCACCGCCTCGATGACCTCCTCGCGGGTCACCTTCTGGCGCGGCGGGGGCTGCTGCCGCGGCTTATGATGAGCGGCCTTCCGCTGCTGAGGCAGGGTCAGAGTCACTGGGGTTCGTGCAGCGGCGCGGATGGTCACCGAACGGCGGATCGGCGGCAACGGGATGGTCGAGTCCAGCGCAAGCGGCGATCCCGACACTGGCTGGCGCGCATCGCACGCGTATAGGGCCAGCAATGATCTGAGCAGCGCCCGGCGCCCGTAGTTTTCTTGGGCTTCCTTCCCAAGACGGTCGATCTCTTGGTCGAGGCGCGTCAGCTCGCGCTGGGCCGATTGAACAAATTCACGCATCGGGCGACCCCCCTTTCTATTCGGAGCATATCATGCTGATCGGCATCACCGGGCATTCCGGTGCGCGCAAGACCGACGTCTGCAAGCACCTCTGCACAGCGCATGGGTTCACCCGGCTGCATGCCGGCGCGCCCGTCAAGAAGGCCGTGCGCACGCTCGCCGGTCTGAACAAGGCGCAGACCGAGGGCAAATTGCGCGACAACCCGACGCTGCGCCTGGGCGGTGCGGCGCCGCGCGATCTGATGGAAGCCGTCGGCGACGCCACGCACAGTGCGGCACCCAATGCGACGAGTGTCGTGTTGCAGCGCCGCGTGCAAAAGCGGCTTGCGGCCGGAAAATCGGTTGTGGTCGACGGGGTACGGTCTCCGGTCGAAGCGGCCACCATCAAGCGGATGGGCGGCCACATCGTGCGCGCCGACGATGGCGGCTTGCACGACCCCGGCAAACCGATGGACCGCCGCCAGGCGGCCGTGCAGGCAGACATGTCAGTCGACACCAGCGGCAAAAAGAAAGCGCTGAAGGCGGCGACTGATCAGATGCTCGTCGATCTGCGCAGCTAATCATGATCTCGGTCGGGCTCGGCCGCATTCTCACCTCGCCCGGGCGCGTGCGCGTGCTCTCGCCTTTGGGTGCCGGGCAGCCGCCGGGCGGGCTTTCACCGGGCGACAATCTCGAACTGCGCGAAGACGGCGGGTTTGAACTGCGCGAGGACGGCGGTCTGGAGGAGCGAGAATAATGGCCAATCTGAAAACCAGCCAGGAACCTGCCGCCGGCACGCTCAACGGCAGCGAGCTCGTCCGCGTTGTCCAAAGCGGCGCCAATGCGAAAACGACCACTGGCGCGATTGCGGCGCTGTCGACCGGCTTCACCGTCCCCTACTTCAACAACTCCAACGACCTCGGCGTCGGCCTCAACGCGGGCGCGGCCAACGGCGGGACCAACGGCAACCGCTACAGCACCTACTTCGGCACGAACGCCGGCCAGGTCGACGTCGGGAACAGCAACGCGTACTTCGGCTACGACGCCGGGCTCAACGCCACGGGCAGCTTCAACGCGGGCTTCGGCGACCTGGCGGGCCCGACGGACGGCGGCCGGAACAACGCGTGCTTCGGCGGGTGGGCCCAGTCCGTGGGCGACGACAACGTCGCCGTCGGGGAGTACGCCAGGGCCTTCGGCGGGGCCTCCATAGCCATCGGGCAGTCCGCGATAGCCCAGGGCGACACCTCGCTCGTCATCGGGCAGAACGCGACCGACAACAGCAACAACGGCTCGACCGTCATCGGCCAGAACATGCAGCCGACGCTAGGCACCGGCCAGGCGGTGATAGGGGCGAACGGCTCGGCCTGGCTGCAGGGCCTGGTGAACAACTACGTCCAGGTCGTCAACGCCAACCTCTCCCTGGACAACGGCAAGGACCTCAGGTTCAACGGCCCGACCGACGCCAACTGGCGCATCGGCCTGCACACGGGCGCGCTCGCCTCCTTCGTCTTTCTGTCCGAGCCCATCACCATCTCGCTCGCGACCGGCAGCGGCAGCGGGGAGGGGTTCGCGGTCGGCCCCGTCAGCGGGGCGGCGACCCTCGAGGTCGACAACCACGCCGGCCTCGTCTACTGCGCCAGCCTCGCGGTAGCCACGCACACCCCGGCCGCATCGGACGATGTCGGCACCGCCGGGCAGATCGCGTGGGACGCGTCTTTCTTCTACGTCTGCATCGCCACCAACACGTGGGTGCGCGCGGCGCTTACGACCTGGTAGCGGCCAATGCACATCCTCGGGCAGTTTTCGCCGATCGAGATCGGCGAGACCGACAACTTCTGCTTTGATTTCACCGCGGATGTCGGCGCGGCCACGATCGTTTCGACGGCCTGGTCATGCGCATTGGCGCCGTTCCAGACGGCAACCGATTCCAACCCGGCATCGCGCATCCTGTCGGTCATTGCCACCGACACAATCCAGGTACGCTGGGCGGATGGCCGCATCGAAACCCGCACCGGCGCGTTTTCGATCGCCTCGATCGGGACATTTCCCGACACCGCATTGGGCGGCACCTATGTCCTCGAGGCGCAGGTTACGCTGAGCGACGGCCGGATCCTCGCGCTCAATTCAACGGTCGAAATCCCACAGGCCAACCTCGATCCTCTATTCGATTGACCTGGCGCAGATCGCCGAGGGCGCGCTCGACGAGGGTGCCAGCGAGCTGCGGGTCGAGGAGCTACTGCAAAGCGGAGCCGACGAGTAGGCCGATCGCGGCAACGCCCGCCGCGGCACCAAGGCACAACAGCACAAAGACGAAGCCGCTCAGCATCAGCCGCCGGCCGCCGATCAACCACACCAAGACTTTACCCATCACCATGCGGGGTCTCGATGGCCGATGCCGAGGAACAACGCCGGCGCCGCGCCGCCGAATTGCTCGCGCAGGTGGACCTCGGCGACTGGTCGGTCCTCGAGGACGACATCGCCGCCGATCTGGCACCCGTCTACGCAGACGGTCTGCGCAATGTTGGCTTTACTGGAGATGTGCCGGAAACTCGGAACGACGCGCGCGCCAACCTCGGGCTGCCGCCGCTCGAGGAGGGTGGTGAGGAGGTCCCAGCCATCTTGGCCGAGATGCCGGAGCTTGCTGCGCGATGGGCCCGGAGCCAAGCCGCCGACCTGATCCCTGGGCTCAAAGAGCGCACGCCCGGCATGCTGCTGACGACCCTCGTCGACGCACTGACCGCCAGCGTGACGGCCAAGCAGCTCGTCGACGCGATCGCCGGCGCCGCGGCCTTCAACAGCGCGCGCGCCAAGACCATCGCCTACAACGAGACCACCATGGCCGAGCGCGACGGCCTCAAGACGGCAATGCGCGGCACCAACGTCGCGCGGGGCAAGAAGTGGTTCACCCAAGAGGACGAGTTCGTCGAGGACGACTGCCTAGAAAACGCCAACGCCGGGCTGATCGGCATTGACGAGGAGTTTCCGAAGGGCGACTGGCCGCATTTCAACTGCCGTTGCTGGTGGGAGGTCTTCGACCTCGCCGAAGCATAGCCGCGATTTTTAACCCCTAAATTTAACACCAGGTTCCCCCCGACCAACGCCGCGACGGCGCGGGTCTTTTCCCTCGATGGAGTAGATGTTCCCATGACTGTTAATGTGATCGGCGCCGTCGGCGTTACCCCGGCCGGTGCGTTTCAGGGCCCGTTCTCGGGCTCCGTCAATGCCAATTCAGACGGCACCTTTACGATCGATCCGCGCGACCAGGGCTTTGCACTGTCGGCCGGTTATATTCCGGTGCGGCGCCAGACCGTCCAGTTTACACCGGGATTTGCGCCAGCCGCCGGAGCTGTCGGTACGATTGTCGCATCGGTGGCGCTGACCAACACCTCGCTGACCATCGCCGCCAACCCCGACGTGATGCGCAAATGCCAGGTGCGGGTCGATCCCGGCACCAGTGCGATCACCGCCGGCATCTGCACCGTCACCTATGCCGCCAATGACGGCACCGCCGCCCAGGTCGACGCACTCTCGCTCGTCACCGCGGCCTCGACGTTGCTGACCGTGCCCTTCACCAAGGGTGCAATGACCGTCGCCTCTGCCGTGGTCACCGCAGCCGCCGGCGGCGCCAGCCCGAAGATCCAGATCGATACGACTGCGGCACTCGCGGTTCCCGTTCCGGTGGCTCCGGCCGACGTGACGATCCTCAAGGAGATCACCGACAGCGCTGACACCTCGGCCAATCTCGGCACGCTGACCACCGCCGGGATCTGGACGCCGCATACCGCACCCAACGGAACGCACACGTTTTCCGTGGGGTACGCGACGGTCTCCCCCTGACCTCGTCCGCGCTCAAGGCGGCTCATAGCCGCCACGTCGCCGGTGATCTCGCCGGCGCGTTACCCTACTACACCAAAGGGCTTCGGGCTGCTCCAGGGCAGCCCGAGTCGTGGTTTTCGGTGGCCTCGCTGCTGTCCGATCGCGGGCAGCACGAGGCAGCGCTGGTGTGTGCTCGAAAGGCGCTCGACGCCGACCCCGGGCACCCCGACGCGCTGAAGAACTTGGGCTGCGTCCTTTACCGGATGCAGCGCTACGACGAGGCCTGGGGCTGGCTCGAGGCGGCGATCGCCGCGCGGCCCGGCGACCACGAGATCGCCTTCAACCTCGGTGCTGCCTGCTACGCCTTGGGCGACCTGGCGGCGTCCGAGCGCTGGTTTATCGAGGCGGTCTGCTCCGCACCTTCTGAGGTACAGCATGCCCGGGCCCTCACGCAGATGGCCTATCCGGTGCTCGCCTCGGGCGACTACCAGCGTGGCCTGGCGCTTTACGAACACCGCTTTGCCGAGATCGGCCGCACCCAGGTCTGGGAGCTCGGGATCCCCGAATGGCAAGGCGAGGACCTCGCCGGCAAGCACATCCTGGTGCACCACGACCAGGGTATCGGCGACGATATTCAACTCGCCCGGTTTCTGCCCGATCTCGTCGAGCGCGGTGCCAGGATCAGCTTGGCTGTACCGAGTGATCTGATGTCACTGATGCGGGCGGCCGCGCGCGGTCGCTGGCGGACCCTCGACATCGAGGGCGACCTGCCGGAGGCCGATTACCACTCGCCGATCTGCTCCTATGTGCGCCATCTCGGTGTCGAATTGCCGCCGGAAACGACGCGTTTTCGGCGCTATTTCGACTCGCCGCCGACCTGGTTCACGACACCCCCTTCGGGGACCAAACTCACGATCGGGCTGGTCTGGGCGCCGCGGCCGCTCGGCGAGGTTTCGGCCCGCAGGATCGTGCCGCTCGGCATGCTCCTCGAGCTGGCGGCAATCCCGGGCGCAGCACTTTATAGCCTGCAAGTCGGCGCTGCGGCGCGCGAGCTTGATGCCGGCCCAGGTGTGCTCGTCCGGGACCTGTCCCGCCAACTGCGCGATTGGCACGACACCGCCGCCTACATGCGAGCCCTCGATCTGATCGTCTCGGTCGACAGCGCACCATTGCATTTGGCCGGCGCCTTGGGCCGCCCCTGCGTCGGCCTGTTGCCCTACGTGCCGTGCTGGCGCTGGGGCTTTCACACCGATCAAACGCCTTGGTATCCGACCATGCGGCTATTGCGGCAGCCGGCACCGGGCGACTGGTCCGAGCCCTGTGCGCAATTGCACCAACTCGTGTGCAACCGTGTCCGGGACCTCGAACTGCATGCCGCCTTGGATGATTTCAGCTTTCCCGATCTGACAGAGGTTTCCTAGTCATGGCTCTTACTTACGTGTTTCTGGCTTCCCCGCCGAACAGCAATGCGGTTAGCGCCGCCGGCAAGGTCTATACGCCGAATGCGGCTGGCGTCATCACCGGCGTCACACCAGCCGATGCGCAGACGCTGCAAGGTGTCAGCGGTACGGTGCAGCTGATGGCGGCGAGTGGTGCGACGGCCGAT